TGCCGGCATACACACCAAAAGGTTCATTAAACTTATAATACAGTGCTAGATTGTCATGACCTGACACAGATCGATACATATATTTTTTAATTTCTTTTTTAGATATTGCCCTATGAAATATTCTTAATTCATCGATCGATCCTGTCAAAGTTTCTTCAAGGGTAAATATACTCTTGTCATCTCTTACATTGAACCCTCTACCTATTGACATGTCACCTGTTGGAGATATGCTATTAAAATATACTTTGTTACTAGAGGTTGCATATGTATGATCCTGTATACTGTCAGACATAAGCATTAAAGAGCTGAACTGGTTGCAATCATGGTATTCAGCTGTAACATGAACAAATTCACCCTTAGGTAGTGTTGCTGATGCTTTAATTGATCTAGATCCTGAATTAATTAAAAAATCAATTTTGCAATTATTAACATCACTTGATGCGCTTAGGTATACACCAAAATTATAAGCAAGTGATTGATGTTTTTGAATGATCGCCTGATTGTCATTTGATTGTTTTGGTAAGTTTATAAAAAATTGTACATTTAAAGGTAATGAACCCGGGTTTATTTTGCTTTCTGCCTTTTTGTTTTTAGATATATCTTTATATTCAATACCTGAAAAGTCTTTAACGTCGATGTAAGTTCCGTTTAGTTGACTTTCTCCCTTTTTTGTTCCTGATAAAATTAAATAGCCTAGGTTTCTAGGATATATGTCATAAACATGTTTTTCATAGCCAGTTAGGCTATCTTCAAAAGATTCGATATCTTTATTTGTTCCTTCGTACGGAAACTTATTTAGTATTAAGTCAAAAGATTCATTAACTTTTGCAACAGCTGAATGGAAGAATGTATGATTAATAAAGTTGCTGTAATCAGTATTTATTTCTTGTGTGGACACTACGGCTTCTTTATCACCGTATCTGTAAGAAGCTGTACTAAAAATATTTGTATTTTTAAAAGATTCAAAAGAAATATTTTTATCTTGAGCTCGATTAAGATAATCAGATGATTGCCTGGTACTTTTTCTCATTTTAGGTTTAAATAACTTACTAGGTTGTCGCTGCCTAGATATTGTTTTTCTTTTTGACATTTTTACACCTACTCAACTATGAACTTTGAAGCAGCGTCTGTTATATAAGTATTTATGCTGCCTTGTTTGACTAAATATTCAAAAACATATGATCTACCTCGAGGCAAACTTGACATGTAAAAGTCATAATACATACCATCAGAATCTGTAGATAATTTTGTTGAATTGTTTTTTATATCAAAAGGTATAAGCATCTTACCGTTGATAGCGTCTCTTACTGAATAGTGTACGTTTTCAAATATCTCGCTTGGCTTATCTATAGGGCCTTTTGTAAAAACAACTTCTCGGTCTGCGTTTTCAATAAACAAGCGTATCCTTACATAGTCTGTTTCTTTATATCTGTCATTTAAATTTAATGTGGTTGCCAAAAGCCTTCTTTCTCTATACTTTAAACTAGTCCTTAAGTTCTTTTTTACTTTTAAAGATGAAGACAAGTATGTAATTGTTTCATCATTAGAAGACCAAATTGCATCAAACTCTAATTCTTTTTTTGTCTTAAGCGCTGTGTTTAAGCCGGTATCGTAACTTGAAAGAGCAAAAGAAGCAGAGTATAATCCAACTATTCTATTTTCGCTTCTAATGGCTTGTGACACATTGAAGTTTTTAGAAAAAGATCCGGATCGGATTTTTAGTATCATCGCCCCTGTTGGCGCGATATCTGTATTATCAGAATTTTTAATATTGCTGGGTGCAGATCTAGAAAAGTTATTTAGATACAATGAACCTGAATAATCAAAAACATAATTTCCATGATTATCAGTAATACTGTCATTATATTTAATAACTAACTTTGGCCTCAATGCAGAATTTGCTGTATTTCTTGATGCAAACCTTTTAACAAAGTAAGAGCGATCATCTTTTTCATATGATCCGGATAGCGCAACAAGTAGACCATTATTTGTTATTAAGTTCTTAACTGACGCTGACACAAAACTGGTCACATCAATATTTAAGTTTTCCTCTCCTGTTGAAAAGAATTGTTCAGAGCAAAGAGGGATTGCAGAAGCCTGCCCTGCCAGTGTTCCACTTACTATGACGTCAATATTTGATTCTCCTAAGCTTCCTGATTTACTTGCCCCGGGTAATTGCCACGCTGTCAATACACCGTTTTTATACGATGCAGTTATCCAGTTTGTTGCTCCTAAATCTTTGTATTCAGTTATATCGTAACCTGAACCCTCATCAAAGTCTTTTGCTAAAGGAAAGACTATTACATTGAAGTTTGAAGGTGTGGTTTGGCCGCCGTATACATCGTGTAGAACTAAGCTTGCTTTAAAACTAGCATCGCCTACATTTATAGATCCGTTATTGTGCATATCTTTGATGTCGCTTAAACCAAACTTTAAAAGAAGTCTAGAGTTTTCAATTGGCTTGGTTTCTCCGGAGATCGATGATTCATTATATAACTTAAACAAGTCAAGAGTTCCCGCCTGGCCTACATTCGCATCAGTTGCTCTGAATCTGTTGTTTATTATTTTATTGGTAATGTAGCCGTCTTTACTAGCTGATAAAACTCTTTGCATTAGTTAATCCTTCCAATTATGTCATCATTGGGATGTCTAAACTCAAATATTCCGCCTCGCGGCGGGAAAAGCATGCCTCTGTCTAGATTTCTTGCGGGGCTATAAGTTTCAGGTGAGTATTGCCTATTTTCAAAAGTTCCGAACCTGTTTAAAAATCTTAAGCTTCCTATTGACAATACGCCTCGCGTATTTAAAATCATGTTTTCTATATCACCTGTTATGATCGGTTGATCGATTTGAAAATTTTCAATTTTAAAATAGCTTTTAAGGCTACTATTAATTGACTGAATTACTACTTCTGGATTTGATTTAACATCAATGTTTACAGAATATTTTAACGAAAGATTAATTACTTGTGCGTCTAATACATCAACAGCATCTGATATTAGTCTATACTGACTTAAGTAAAGTCCTAGATTTTCTTTTAACACATCCGGAGATAGGATTAATTTTCCAGAACTATCTCTTGAAATAATGTGCAGCTGCGCGGAAAGAGGATTTGACGGATTATCTCTAACAGATACTCTAAAAACTCTTCCAAAGTTAGAAGGCATACTGTAAACTCTTGCAATTAAGTCTTCTCTAGTAACAACACGTCCTTGTGACGTCTTTGCAAAAAGTGCTGTCGTTCTTAATTCTTCCAGAGAAGGTTCGTTTTCACCGCCGGCTGCCGGCAGTCTGTTAGTAACAGACAGTGTGCTTCTAATTTCTGAAACTTGACTACTAGGTACGCTTGAATTAAATTTTGTCAATAATTTTTTAACGCCTTGTATTTCTCCAGCAGAAACATTATTGTCTAATCCGCCGCCATGGCGGTAAACTATTGTCAAGACAGTATTTTTAGGGCTAACGCCTAGTGTACTTGTTCCTAATAGAGCATTTGGATCAATTGCTATTTTTGAAAACGTTTTTCTATCACCAAATAATTTGATTGCATGATCTGATGGATCTGGTATAATGTCTTCATCAAATTTTTCTTCATTACCTGAACCAAACCTAAGAGTTGTCACCCCGGATGTCCTGGATCTAAACTTTATAAATCTTTTAGGCGCAGGAATTACGCGTATTCTTTGTTGAACTAGTTCTGGATTGTTTCTTGTATTTTCCATTCTTTCGTATACAGTATCTTGGGTTAGAGACTCAACTTCATAATAGTCATCTTCTGAGGCATCTTTGACAGAAATAATTTCAGTAACATTTGTTTTTTCTAAATTAACTTTTCTAAATGGCACAAAAGTATCAGGTATTGACAATTGCTGTGTGTATGTTTTCGCACTCGTGCAAACACCAGGTAGTGTCATAGTTACTTCTGTAACTTCATTCTGACTGTTTGTGGTAAATATTTCAATGTCTGCAACATAATTTCCTAACTCATCTTTTTTTGCAAAGTCAATTGTATCTAAAAGCGTAAATGTTGTTCCGCCCTGACTAGTAAACATTGATTCGTTTAAGACTTTTGGTATAAAGATAGAATCAGGAATGTAATCAGCGCCTGACAGTTTTGCTGGGACTTTTATTCTTACTAATAATTCTACAATTGAAGGTGATGGACCGGATATTTCTATTCCTGTCTGTCTTATATGCTGTTCAATATTTGCTTGTTCAACAGCAGTTTCTAGGGATAGTTCATTAAATTGATGATCCATATAAAATGACATACTATCACCAACATAAGCTGCTATGTCTATGAGCATTCCTGCAAGAGATCCTTCTGAAAGATCGACAATTTTATCACCGTAGTGTTGTCTAGAGAAAGATTCTAATTGACTTCTAAAAGATTGAAAGTCTTTTTGAAGATATGAAACCTCTTTGTGTTTTTTTACTTCTTTTTTAATATTTCTTGCCATATAAGCCCTCTTTGATTTATCCTGCGACAGTAAGTGTTACTTCTATAGCTTGATTTACTGTTTGTAACCTAGGTATGTTATACTTTACAAAAACAACAATTCCAAATAATCCGGCTGAGTTTCCTGCATGCTGATAGTCGTTATAAGTATTTGTTGATTTAACATCTTTGCTATTCGAATCTAGCCCTAATGAATTTATTTCGATATTTGTAATTTCTACAATTGGTATGTATTTGTTTGCTGTGACAGTGATTCTTCTAATCACTTCGGATTCAATCGACTCTAGGCTAGACGCATCGTATAACAAACCTTTAAGATTTGCACCTAGACCGGCATTACATAGACGTTCTCCGAAATTTGTAAGCAAAAGATTTCTAAAATTGTCTTTAATCTGTGCTGCAGCATCAAAGTGCATTTTGTACATATCTTCGCCTGTTACCCCTTTGCCGAACTCTAGAGGGGTTTTTATTCCGATCGGTGGGTTAATGACAACGATGTTTTCTGTTAGTTCCCTAGCAGTTACTAACTTTCCTGAACTTTTAAAACTAAATTTCTTTCTGGCCATGACATTCCTTGTTATACATTAGATATATATTCTTTTGTTTAAATTTGTTGTCATGTTAATTTAAAAGTTTATTTTATTCGCCAAAGATTTTTTCTGACTTGATATTAATATCAATAACATTAATAGCTTCTTCCTGAATGTTGTCTTGTGTAATGTTATTGCCTGCTGCTTCTAATGAAATTGAACTCGGTATTGGCGGTGTTGCCGGTGAGGTTTCATTACCCTCTTCATCAAATACAGCTGAAGTTGCAGGAATTTCAAAAGATTCAGATTGTTGCGCTGATGCGCCGCTGTCTCTTAAATCTCTAGCAGCATTTAACGCTTCAACAATAGGGCTTAAAATCGGAGCTATAGGAGGAACTTTTGCTAATGCCTGAAGGAGTGTATCTAAAATAAAATTTGCATATGCAGCATCGCCTGACAGCTTTTTAAGTAGCGGCGCTAATTCGCTATGCAAAATATAGGGCTCAGTTGGCGATTCATTATCTTCTCTAACTGCTAGTTCTATTTTTGTTTTACCCTGTAATCTTACTTTACCTTCTGAGTCCATGTCAAGAAAAGACTGTCCTAACCTATTAGTAAGTCTCAAAGATTCATCTGCGACTACCCTGTTATGGTCAGCATACGTTACAATACTAGAGCCTCCCAGTGTCGGTAAATCACTAATAGCTGAACCAAATGTTTCATCAATCGCACAATTATTACTTAAATAAAGCCTAGCACCACAATTTGTTGCCTCAAAATCTGTTGACAAACCCGAGAAAAACTCTCTATTTTTATCTAAAAGATTTCCTATTTTATCTATTTCATAATTTTCTAGTTCAGAATACAGCGAGCCTCTTTCTGCTTTTACTATTCTTACCTCGCCGGCTTGTGCTTTGTCTGTGGTTGTGTTTTTTAGTTGATCGAGTTCTAATTTTTTTCTGCCCACGCAGAGGTCGATGGCCGGCGAAAAAGGGTATCTACCTTCAATGTTGGGCTCCGTCAGCAAACCAGTAAAATCTTTTCTATTAAGTGTATTTGTTTTAAATTTTTCTGTTGTCAAGTGAACAAGCGAATTGTTTGAACCTAGTATTAGTGTATCTCCGCACTTTCTTCTGACAGGAGGCACGGGTTCTGCTGTAAATTCACGCTTATAAGAAAAAGAACTATCTGCCAACATGCTGGTACTAATATCTCTGGGTAGATTAGACTGGGATTTGTTGTCAAAGCTTGTATACGCAGATTCATCTATTTTCGATACAGATTCATCATCAAATAAATTTGTTTTTTCTTTTTTATTGTTTGGATTGTTTTCATTTAATTTTGATTCTATTAAACTAAATCTTTCAGCATGGGTGTAGTTTAGATCATCAGTTTGTTTAATTCCTGTCTTTCTAGAAAGCCAATAATACACGTCCCGACCATGAAATTCTTCTTTTAGCAGCCAAACGTGCTCACCTACTTTTATAGGTAAAGACATGTGAGGAAAAAAGGGATAGCATATAACAGGCAGGCCGCTGATATCAACGAGATATGCGATCAAACAATTCTTTGTCATTATTTCATAGTCGCCGCCATTTGAAACTCGAGGAAGTTTTCCTTTTCTTACTTTAAGATAAACATCTGGCTCGCCAATGAACTCCTTAACGATTCCTGTTTGATAAAAATATCCTGTTCCAGACCCAAATAAATTTTTACGATCTTCTGTTAGTCTGGTCGGATCTTTGTCACCAACATTCTTTTTTAAACTTGTTGCTAAATATTTTGTCATTTTTAATCCGATATTTTATTAAATATATCATCATCAGATATCATGCTTGTATTTTCTTCTTCTTTTGCTATTAACTCAGCTAACTTAAGTATTTGGTCATTTGACTTGCTCATTCTTTCCAGATATTTGGTCATCAAAGTCCCGAACTGAATGTGATTTGTTGAATTGCCGTGAGTCTGCAAAACTAAATCTGTTAATAGAAGTCCTGCTGTTTCTCTATCGTCAACAGCATTTTGGTATGATTCTTTCCACAAAAGCTTTTTTTTATCTTCAGTATTTTCCAAAGAATCTAAAAGATCTGAAAATTCTTTTATTTTTTCTTCTTTTTTGTCGTTAACATCGCTTATAATTTCTTTTGATTTCGTCATTGTTATCTCTTAAAAAGAACGTACTCATCATTGTTTTTTGCCAATTCTCTATACTGTTTTCTAATTCCTGACATTGCAACTGATAATTGTTTTGGGTTTAGCCCTGATATTTCTCTTAAATATACAAATACAGCTCGCTTGTTTAAAAAGTCTAAGTCTTCTATGCTATTAAAGAGTGTAATGATTGCATCTATGCAAAGTTTTTCATTTGAATTTGTAATTTTATCTTTTAGTTTTTCATTAACGATATGAATTGTTGCAATTTCTTCTTTTAGTATGAAACTATCTTCTGGTGAGGGGGATATCTGGTGTGACTCTATATACGACTTGTCTCTAAAGCTTAAGTTTTCATCATGTATACTAACATGCCTATTTCTATTTTTGACACGTTTTTTGCTTTGAATTATTAAAAAGTTTTTTGCACACACATTAAAATAAGAAAAAGCTTTAGAACCTTTCGCCGGATCAAATTTTTCCAGTATTTCAAATAAAAAGCTAACACAATCATTTTTTAGTTGTACAAAATGATTTTGACTGTATGAGAAGCCATGAATAAAAATTAGATTTTCTGCTAACTTTTCAAATGAAGGCTTAATATCAGCAGTGTAGATTTTATTTTTTACATTCCTACAATCTGCATCTTGATAGCGAACAACAGCATTGTGTGCGTCTTTTCCAAAATAAGGTCTTTTTTTAGTCTTTTTTTGATTTTTTGATTTTATATTACTTGACTTGACGGTCTTCTTCTTTAATTTCACTTTGCATCCCAGAATCAGAAGTTAGCTTATTAGCGATTTTTAAAATAGCAAAGTGACACTGTTTAATGTCGTTCATAACTTGTCTTACTTCAATAGAATCAAAAAAGACAGGTTTCTGAATGACTTCATTCATTTTGCCATAGTGATGGTTTAACAAGTCTAAGCTTTCTTCAATTGATTCTTCTACGTTAAGAATTATAACTGAAAATGTATATAGCTTTTTTGCAGCAATACACAAGCATGCAAATAGAAGAATAATAATAGAGATATAAAAATATTCTGGTAAAAACACTACAGTACTTCCGCAAATAACTTATTATACTTTTTAATAATTGCATTTTTTGAAAAGTTCTTACAAATGTGTGTAGAAACTTCCAAAGCATTACTTTTATGGTATTCATAATTATAATACACGTCATTTAACTTTGTAAAATAAGATTCTTTTGATGGTTCAGCCCACCTTGTATCTTTTACAAATATTC